GAGAGACTGTGCCTGCCAGGAACGAATGGGACGGGCCGTCGTTAGGTGTTCTCGCAAAATGCCACGGTAACGCCCCCATTGCCTCCTGTGGCAGAGGAGGCAAGAAAGGTGGAAATTGGACCAGCCGTTCTGGCCCCCCTGGCAGCCCCCCGTTCGTTCCGGCTAACGCGTACGCGAACCTCATGCCCGCAGCCGTCGACCGGAGTCCCGGCCGTATTCTTGGCGATCTTCCCCGTAGCCGACTCGACGACTCGCCACTTGCCGCCGACTAGCAGCGGCTTAACAGGCATCCTTCGCCACTGTGTAGTAGGTCTGGGCATCGAAGTCGTCGTCTTCCTTGTCCGCAACCGAGAGAGTGATTGCTTTGCTCCTGGCCGCAACGGCGAACGCCTCCAGGTCTTCGGTCGGCACGCCGGCCAGGGCGTTGACGCAGGCCAGGATCCGGCGGGTGTTGTGGTCGCCCAGCCGGGATTCCGGCTTGTTGATGCACAAGGCCACGGCGACGGCATTGGCGTCGAGGATCCAGCGGGACGTCGGGAACGTGTTGTCTTGCCGCCAGGGTTCGGACGCATGGAGCACGGGGGCGGGAGGGATCTTCAGCATAGGTTACCTCGGGTTAAAACTTCTCGATGACGCGAAAGCCGTCGTCGTCGAGCGGATAATCGTCCTCGTGGGTCAGGTCGTAGAAGTCGGCTAGGTCGGCGCGGTCCAACGGTTCGTTGAGGTTGTTGCTGCCGTGCCGCAGGCAACGCTTGCAGTAGTAGTCGCGCCCTTCAACGGGGTGTTTGACTCGCACGTCCCTACCGCATCCTTTGCAGCACAATCGGGGCATCCGTCCTTCGTTCGGGCTGGTCACTACGCCTCTTCTCCGTTGATCCGTCGCAGGAATCGGTCGAACGCCTCTCGGCTGGTGACCGGCTGGCCGCCGTAATAGGCCCATTCCAACGTAATCCTGTGGTGGGTGCGGCGACATCGGACTCCCCTCGTGCGCCAGTTGTAGATCGAATCCGCGGAAGGCTTCCCGGGGAGGGAGCGGGACTGGGAGCAGTAGACGATGGATTCGTAGAGCACTCGCGTGGTCAGCAAGCATGGGCTCCGCTTTCGTGTTCGCCGTCAACGTCCGCAATCGTCGCATGCACGTGAGAAGTGCGCAAATGAGGACTCATTTGCCTCCCGGGGCGTTTGGGGTTCTGAGCGTATGTCGTAAGACAAACGCAGACGGGGGCCGATCCCCCGTGCCCCGAGAACCCCGGAAGCCTCATGCCCCAAGAACCGATCAACGACGGCGCGCCGGCCGAACAGATTGAATCTCTCGCAGGGAACGAAATCCCTTCTGCCGACAGTGCTGCCCCAGAGGCGGCCTCTCCGGCGTCCATGGACACGGGCGGCGCGCCGTCCCAAGCCAGCTTGTTGGACCGTCTGACCTCCCGCGGTTACGACGTGACCAACTTCAAGACCGACGACGCGGCGTTCGACGCCCTCGTCGCGGCGGCCGAGGCGTACGAGCAGGCCCAGCCTTTCGTACGCTACGGCCAGGAGTATGCCTCCCACGCCACCGAGTTCCAGAAGTGGCAACAGGAACAAGCGGCGAAGGCGCAGCAGGAGCAGGCCACCCAGGCAAATCCCGAGCCGGAAAAGCCGTCGTTTGAATGGAACACTCCCGAGTTCGATCCGGCCTGGAAGACTCGCTGCCGGTGGGATGCCGAAGCCGGCCGCTGGGTTCCGGCCACGCAGTACGATAGCCCCGCCATCGCGGACAAGCTCAACGCGTACACCGAATGGCACCAGTCGGCAGGCCAGCGGATCGTCTCCGAGTTCCCGCAGCTGGTACAGCAGGCGATTGCCGACCGGCTGACGGAGTTGGAGAAGTCGTTCGACCAGCGGGTGACCCAGTCCTTGCAGGGCGCGTTCGCCGAGTACGAGCAGGCCCAGGCGAACCGCCAGTACCTGGAAGCGCAGAAGGCCGAGTTCTACCAACTCGATCCGAAGGGCCAACCGTTGGTCAACCCGCAGACCGGCGAATACGTGCTCAAGCCCAAGGGCGAGGCGTTCCGCAACTACCTCGTCGAGGCACGCGACCAGTTTGGGATCACCGATCCCGGCCGGATGCGAGCCTACGCCGAGCGGATGGTCGCCGCCGACCTCGCCACGGGCAAGTTGGGCCAGTCCCCCGCCAAGCAAGAAACACCCGCCGGTGCGTCCGCCCCGGCTCCCACGCCGGAACAAGTCGCTCAGCAGAAAAAGGGCGAGTTCCTCAGCCGCGTGGTGAAAGGCCAGCGTGCTCCGAATCGCGGCGGCTCGACCCCGCCGCCCACCGCGCCGGCCGATGCGATGCAGAACCCCGATGCGACCCTGGACCAGTTGTTTCAAGAGGAAATGGAACGGGCGGGGCTCAAGCCCGCGCGATCCTAATCAACGCAGAAGGGTTAACCACGGATGGCAGACGAATGGGTCGGGATCGTTAAGGCCGTTGCGCCCAAGTACTTGAAGGGCGCGGCGGATCTCACGGTGCGGCGACGATTGATCCTCAAGATGCTTGAGGCTCGCGGGCTGATCTCGTTGAACTACATGGGGTCGCACACGACCAAGTTCGACGTGGACTACAAGGAGCCGCCCGTCGAGAGCTACGGCGACGGCGGGATCGTCCACTACGAGCGGCGCGATTACCTGAAGCAGGGCGAGATCGACTGGCGCGGCTACGTGGCCACCGATCTGATGACCCTGAAGGAACAAGAGGAGAGCAAGGGCGACACGGTCCTGGTGGACCGCTACAAGCGGATCTTCCCCAAGCTCACCAAGAGCGTGCGGCAGGCGATTGGCCTGGAGTTCTACTCCGATGGCTCGGCCGCCGGGAACGAGAACCGCTTCGCCGGCCTGGAAACCTTCTGTGGCAAGGGGGAGTGCGCCGCGACCGATATCATCGCCCAGCCGAACGACACCTACTTGGGGCTGTCGACGACCTTGGGCCAGGGCGGGCGATGGTCGACCGACCTCTTGACCAAGCCCAACGCGACGGTCGCCACCGACTGGCCGGAAGGGGAAGGGTCGACGGAGTACGACTACTGGTCCCCGAAGCTGGTCAACTGGTCGAGCAGCAACTGGGGGACCTCCAAGACCGCCTGGAAGGACAACTGCGAGACCGTCCTTCGCCGCACGATCCAGTGGCTCTCGCTCACGGCGGGGATCGAGTCCTCGACGCTCCTGTGCGTCTTGGCCGGCCACATGTTCACCGAATGGAAGGACGCCTTGAGCGCCAAGCAGCGGATCTTGGTGCCCTTCAAGGAGGCCGCCGATCTCGGGTTCAACGCCGACGTGCTCAATTTCGAGGGGCTCGCCGTGCAGACCGAGTTCGGCATCAAGGCCAACACGGGCTATGTGGTCAACGTCGACACGACCGAGCTGTGCATTCTGCCCGACGAACTGATCAAGTCCAAGGGGCCGGACTACGACGCCGACTCGCTGTCTTGGAAGTTCTCGGTCTACACCTTCGGGAACTTCAAGTTCCTCCCCAAGGCGTGCGCGAAGCTCTTCAACTACGCCTAGCCGTCGCGTGGGCGATCCATCAACGAACGGAATCGATCTTTCGAGGAAATAGAGGACTATGAGTGACACTGGAGCGACTCCCATTGCTCGCGGCGCGACGTTCTACGGGGATGGGGACATCCCGACCTCGTACGGCCAGAGCGTGGGGCTTGAGGGGCGGACGCACGTTTCGCCCGACGTGAATCCTTCCAATCCGACCGTGCGACGCAGCCAGAACGACGTCTACTCGATCCTGGTGCGTAACGCGACGGGGACGACCCTCTACGCCGGTCAGGTGGTGGTGTGGGCCGATGGCTATCGGGGCAAGCGCGTGGGCCGGTTGGCCTACGTGTCCGCCGAGGAAGTGGCCGGCGTGGTCGACGACCAGCTGCCCGCCACCGGTGTGCGCGACGGCGACATCTTCCACTTGATCGTCAAGGGGCCGTGTCTCACCCGCCTGTCGACGACCGCCGCCGAGGCCGTGGTCGCCGAGGGCAACGTGGTCTACGCGGCTGCGGCCGCCACCTCGGGTGCCGCCGGCGCTGGCCGGTTCCGTCCGTGGGTTGGCACGTTCAGTGCGACGGAATCGACCGATGGCACGGCGGGCAAGATCGCCATGAACCGGATCGGGCGGGCGATGCAGGCCGCCACGACCGGCAACACCGGCGCGCTCAGGCTGGTGCAGTTGAACATTCAAGCCTAGCCATAGGCGAGATAGGTCGCTGCCGTGACGGACGCACGGCAGAATCGGGGCTGCGGCCGGGAGCCTCACGCTCCCGGCCGTAGTTTTTCGCGGCCTGCCCCGAACGTGCGTGACTCCCCGAATGACCTTCCCCGAAAGGACGACCTATGCAACCCCGTCGACTCGACGTTCTGATTGCGTGTTTCTCGTACGGCGGCAACGGCGGCATCGCCAGCGAGCACCCGGATGTGCGGAACTGGCTCTTGTCGGTGACCCCACAGATGCGGAAAGACCCTCGGGTCGGCCGCATCCGGCTGTTTGACATCGCGGACACCCCGATCTCGACCAGCCGGAACAAGGCGGTGGTCGAGGCCCGTAGCGGCGGCTACGATCTGCTGTTGATGATCGACTCCGACATGCGGCCCGACATGCGGCTGGAACAGGATCCACAGGCCGAACCATTCTGGGACGTGGCCTTCGGCGCGATCCACGAGCACTACGACCGTGGCCCCCTGGTGATCGGATCCCCCTACGCCGGCCCCCCGCCGACCGAAAACATCTACGTCTTCCACTGGGTCAACCTGCAGTCGAACCACGCGGACGACGCCGACATGCAGCTGCGTCAGTACACGCGGCACGAGGCGTGCGAGCTTGCCGGGATCCAGCCGTGCGCCGCGCTGCCGACGGGCTTGATCCTGTTCGACATGCGGGCCTTTGAGTTGACCGAGCCGCGAAAGCCGGGCGAAAAACCCTGGTTCTACTACGAATACACCGACCTCTACGAGTCGGAAAAGGCGTCGACCGAGGACGTGACCTCGACTCGCGACATCAGCCTCGCGGGCGTGGTCAAGCTGGGCTACAACCCGGTCCACTGCGCTTGGTCGAGTTGGGCCGGGCACTGGAAGCCCAAGTGCGTGGGTAAGCCCCAACTCCTTTCGGCCGACCTGGTCGCCCACAGTCTACGGCGCGCCGCGTTGGAACGCCTGCCTTCGGACCAGCGGCGAAGCTACGTCGAGACGCCCATCGCTGCCGAGGTGGATTGGTCCCAGGTGACGCGACTGGACCTGGACAACGGTCATCGAGAAGGGGGGAGTTGCTGTGGTGCCTGCCGAGAACGATCCGCCGATCCATCTTAACGACGCATTCTTCGCGGACTTCCGACTGACGGCCCTCCCCCAGCCCCCTCGGGCCTGCATCGTCTGCGAGCGAATTCTTCCTCTTGAGTCCTACCGCCGCACGAAGGATGGCATCCGCGAGATGTGCATCGAGTGCGAAGGGCAGGAACCACAACGCAAGCAAGAGCGCCAGCGTCAGGAACAGCTGAAGCGGGGCATCCACCGGATGGTCGCGGCGGCCAGGTCCGGCACGGTCAAGCCCCCGGCGCTCGCGGAGATCGCCGCCGAGATGGTGAACACCTACGGCGGCATAGCGTCCTTCTGTGCGGCCTGGAAAAACGACATCGACTTGTCGAAGCCAGGCAGCAAGACCCGCCTCGACGCCTACGCCACGATTGTCAAGATCGCGGGGATGGCGGCGGCGGATCGGCGCAACGAGTTGGACCTGACCACGGTCCGCGAGGAAGATCTGGAGGACGCGATCACCAACTACGTCATTCAGGTCCTGGGCGAGGCGACTGGGATGGACACCGAAGAATCCCCAGGTGCCGATGCCGCAGGATAACGTCCGAGTCGAGCTTTCCAATCGGGCCGACCTCGCGGCGGCGGTCCACGAACTGGAACGTCGCAAGAGGGATGCCCTGCGGCTCTATCGGCCACTTCCGAGGGCCGAGGTGTTCCACCGGTCAGCGGCATCCGAACGGATCCTCCGAGGCGGCAACCAGTGTACCTCCCTGGACACGCCGGTTCCGACCGCCAGGGGCGTCGTCTGTGCCGGCCAGGTCCAGGTCGGGGACGAGGTGATCGGCGGCCGCGTGGTCCACAAATGGGTGTCGCCGGAACCCGTGCCGACCTACAAGCTCGACTGCGAAGGCGGGTTTGAGCTTGTCGGTAGCGCCGAACATCCCGTGCTCGCCGAGTCGGGCAGGTTCGTTCGCTTGGCGGATCTCCGTCCGGGAATGCGGGTAAAGCTGGCAGTCGGGGAGTGGCCCTGGTCGAAATCGGTCATGTCGCCCGAGGACGGCTACTTCTGTGGACTGATGATTGGCGACGGCAGCGTCACGGGGTTTTCCGGGACGATGTGCCTCACGTCGGCCGACCCGGAGCCGCACGCGTGGGTCCGGGGGTACCTGTCGGTCGCCTCCCGAACGTGCGGAAAGCCGACGGATCTGCAGTTCTGCTCGTCGGCTCTCAAGGAAAAGATGTGCTTCTTGTGGGGCATGGCGATCACGACCGCCCACCACAAGAGAATCCCCGCCGAGGTCTTCAAGGACCGCGAGGTGGCCCGTCAGTTCCTCCGCGGATACACGGACACGGACGGGTGCGTCTACACCAAAGGGGCCAGAAAAGAGCGGTCCGTCGTTTGGGTATCGGCCTCCGAGGGACTGCTGCGGGACGTGCAGCAACTGTTGTTGGCGTTCGGCGTCTATGCAGTCCTCAGCTTCGTGGAGAAGAAATTCAAAGGCAAGCTCTTCCCGCAGTGGCGGCTGCGGGCGCGCGGCCCGTGGGCGGATGCCTTCATGCTGCGGGTGGGCTGCGGGCTTTCCCGAAAACAAGACCCGTATCCGCTCGCCGGGGTGGAGAAGCTTCCCACCGAGAAACTCGTAAAGGTTCGTCGCAAGACGTACTGCCACAGGAAGCATGTCGTCGGCTTCACGGTCGATCCGACCAACACCTACGTTACGGCCGGTATTTGGTCCCACAACAGCAGCAAGACGACCTCGGCCGCCGTGGAGTTCGCCTCGGCCGCACGGAAGTTCCCCCTGACCGGCGGCGACGGCCAGCCGATCACCTTCCGCTACCCGATGAATCGGCCGCTTCTGATGTGGGTCACCGGCTACGACCAGGCCCACATCGGCGGCACGATCTACAGCAAGCTGTTTAAGCCGGGCGCGTTTTCGATCATCCGCGACCGAAAGACCGGCGAGTGGCGCAGCTGGCGACCGTGGGAGCCGGAAGACAAGGCCCGCGAGGACGAGGCCGAGCCGGCCCCGCCCTTGATCCCCGAGTGGTGCGTCGACGAGCGGGGATGGGGCTGGGAGAACAAGGCCGAGCGGGTGTTCACCGTCTGTCGCCTCAAAAACGGCACCGAGATCCGCGCGTTCCCCTCGGGCGGCAACGTCCCGCAGGGCAGCATCGTGGACGTGATCTGGATCGACGAAGACATCGTCCAGCCGTCCCTGGTGGGCGAGATGCGGATGCGCCAGGGGCGCTGTCGGGGTCGGTTCTTCTGGAGCGCGTGGCCCCATAGCGCCAACGACGCCCTGGTCAAGATGAGCGAGCGGGCGGCGGATCAGGTCGGCCGCGAGCATCCCGACATCATCGAGGTGGTCCTGCGGTTCTCGGACAACCCGTTCATCCCCCAGGAAGAGAAACGCCGCATCCTGGAGGGGTACAGCGACGAGGAACGGCGATCCCGCGACCTGGGCGACTTCCTCACCGACACGATCCTGGTCTTTCCGAGCTTCAACCCGGAGACACACTGCCTGCCGTCGCGCACCGAGCCGGATCGCCTGGAAAAGTTCCTGGCCGGGAGGAACGGGAAGATCCCGTTCGACTGGACGACCTACTTGGTCCTCGACCCTGGCCACACCCAACCGGCCGTGCTCCTGGCCGCCGTGCCGCCGCCCTCCGAGTTCGGGGACTACGTGGTCGTCTTCGACGAGGTCTACGTCCCCCGGATCAACGCCGACGAACTGGCCGATCTGGTGCGGGCGAAGGTCATGGGCCGGGTGATCGAGGCGTTCATCATCGACCATCGGTACGGTCGGCAAACCTCGGTCGGCACCGGCAAGACCATCGCCTCGATCTACTCGGAGGCGTTCCGTCGCAAGGGGCTGTGCAGCCGGTCGACCGGATCGGGGTTCATCTACGGCTCGGACGACATCCAGGCGCGCAACATGATCGTGCGCGGGTGGTTGGGACCGGATCCCAACGGCAAGCCCAAGCTGCGACTGATCGCGGACACCACGCCGGCCACCCAGAAGGAATTCTCGCTCTACCGGAAGCGGGTGCTGCGGGACGCCGTGCGCGAGGAGGTCGTCGACCGCAACAACCACCTGATGGACTGCCTGGGCTACCTGGCCGCGTTTGGCCCGACCTACGTCGAGCGCGACGACCAGGACGCGACCTACAACCCCATCGTTCGCCTATGGCGACAACTCGAAAAGCAGGCGGGGGTCGAAAGCGACACCGTGTGGATCGGACCCGGACGGCATCCCGTCCAGTCGGCCCTGCCTAAACCTTAACCCCGGAGGCCCCCATGAAACCTACGTTGCCCATCGGAACGACGTGCCGCTGGTACCGGCGCGGAGACACGACCCGCAAACCGCTCGCGGCGATTGTGACCGACAGCGATGCCAGCGGGATTCTGGACCTGACCGTGTTCGTTCGGCAAGGCCGACAGGTCGAGCCGGTGACCGGCGTGCGACACAAGGACGATCCCTATCTGGCCGACCATCCCGAGATCGCCTCGGAAAACGGCGTGTGGGACTTCGTCGAGAGCGTCGGCCGACCGGCGGCGGAATCGAAACCGAGCAAGGGGCGCTAAGCGTGGACGACACGTCATATGAATTCCTGCGTCCGTTGGTGACCGGCTGGGTCGCGAAGATCCAGGCGGCGCTCAACAGTCCCCGCCGCAAGGAATTCGACGACGTCTGCGACCAGTGCATGTCTTTCTTCTCCGGCGCGGTCGGCTGGATGTGGGAGGAGAAGTACCGGCGGAAGTTTGTCGGCGGCAAGCTGGCCCCCAAGTTCCGCATCACCCTGGCCAAGGCATTTGAACTGGTCGCGGTGGTCGGGCCGCTTCTCTACCACCGCAATCCCGTCCGCGCCGTGCGGCCGTTTCCCGAGATCCAGTACGATCCCGAGGCGATTGCCCAGGCGTTGGGGATCCCCGCCGAACAACTCTCCGAGTGGGGGCAGATGGCCGAGCAGGCCCAGCAGGCGATGGCGCAGGGCCAGCCGCTCGATCCCCAGGTGCAACAGGGGGCGATGCTCTACGAGCAGTCCCAGGCCCAGATCCGCCGCCTCCTGGGGCAGGACAAGGCCGAGCGTGCGGCGACGCGCGTGGCCTGCCGGCTGATGGAGAAATATCTCTCGTACACGCCGCTGGAGCAGCCCAACGGCGGCCTGGAGCAAGCGGCCGAGGACGCGATCACCGAGATGTTCATCTACGGCCGAGGCGTCCTGTGGGTCCAGCCCTACACGATGCCGGGGTCCGAGCGGATCCTCACCGGCTGCTTCCACGACAACGCCCGGAATCTCGTCACCGATCCCGACGCGGAGAGTATCAACTTCGGGGAGACGAAGTGGGTCGCCCGCAAGCACCTGGAACCCTGGTGGGAGGTCGAACGCCGGTTCAGGCTCCCCTACGGTTCCCTGCGCAAGGCGGCCAGGCTGGAGTCCTCGGAAGCCCAGGCGGCCCGTCGTACGGCCGAGTTCGGGAACCTGGAACGCGAGCGGGGGAACACGAAGGATCTGGTCCGGTGGTGGGAGATCTGGTCCCTGGCCGGCGCTGGGCCGCGGATGAGCGGGTTCTCCCCGGTGATGGGCGAGGCCTTTGATACGGTGGTCGGCGACTACGCCTACCTCTGCGTCTGCGAGGGCTATCCTGCGCCCTTGAACGCCCCGACCGAGCGGATCCGCACCGCGACCGACGACGAGGTCCGCGAGATGTTCTCCTGGCCGATTCCCTACTATGTCGACCAGCGGTGGCCGTTTGCCCTCTTGGAAACGTACCGGGAGCCGGGGAATTCCTACCCCATCGCGCCCTTGAAGCCGGGCTTGGGCGAGTTGACCTTCCTCAATCTGATCCTCAGCCACGTCGCATCGAGGCTGTGGACCTCGAGCCGCACGATCCTCGGCGTACTCGATTCGGCCCGCGCGTACGTCGAGCGGCAGCTGCAATCCGGCGAGGACCTCTGCGTCCTGGGGATCAAGGACATCCACGGGGACATCACCAAGATCGTTAAGGAATTCCAGTTCAAGGAACTCTCCTACGATGTCTGGCGCGTGGTCGACCGGATCAGCGAGATCTTCGATCGCCGCGTCGGGCTCACCGACCTCATGTTCGGCATGAACCCCGGCGGCGCGGCCAGCCGCAGTGCGACCGACGTGAAGGCGAAGACCGAGAAGCTCAGCGTCCGACCGGACCACATGAGTAAAAAGATCGACGGGTGGATGCGCGAGGCGGCCCGGATGGAAAAGCTCTGCGCCTACTGGGCCGGCGTGTCGGGCGAGCATGTGCGGCCGCTCATGGGCACGCTCGGCGCGCTTCTCTGGGACAAGCTCGTGGTCCAGGCCGATCCCGAGCGGATCATCCGCGAGATGGACGCGACGGTCGAAAACGGCACGGCGCGCAAGCCGAACCGCGACCGGGATGCCGCGAACATGGGGCAGATCTACCAGCCGCTGTCGCAGCAGTTCACCGCCTACGCCCAGTTGACCGGGGACGCCGGTCCGCTCAACGCCCTGAACGCCAAGATGTTTGAGAGTATCGAGCAGGAGGCGTCGGGCCTGGAGATGGGCGACTGGGCACCGCCGCCGCCCCCGCCGGGATCGCCGAATCCGGCCGAGGTCGAAATGCAGGCCAAGCAGATGGAACTCCAGGCCAAGCGGGCCGAGGCGCAGACGCGGCAGGCCGAGGGCGCGGCCGAGGTCCGGCAGCGTGAGCAGGAGCACCGGCAGAAGCTGCGGCACCGCGCGGAAGAGCACAAGCAGAAGATCCGTCTCCAACAAGCGCAATCTCGAATGAAGCGAATCAAGAGCCAATAGATGCCCCTTTACGACTACGTTTGCGACGCGTGCGGCCACCTCGAAGAACGGTTCCAGACAATCGCCGAGATGACGGCGACGAAGCTTCCGGCCGACTGCGGGACTTGCGGCCAACGCGGCACGATTCGGCGGAAGATCAGCGCCCCGGCGGTCCAGACCGACAACACGTTCTTCGCCAACGTCGGCACGCTTCGGGACCAGTTCGGCGGCAATGACCGTGAGTTGCATCGCGTGGTCACCGCGGCGAAACGCCAGGGTTACACGCCCAGCTACACCGACTTCTACTGCCCCTCCTTGGCCAACCGTCCCGGCGATCCGAAGGCGTTCGTCCCGGCCTGCGGCGGCCGGTCCTACGTCCGCAAGCTGTGCGAGGAGCGGGGCGTGTCCTGCGAGGGGATGGTCAACTACAAGGCCCCGGAAGGCCGCCCTCGTCCTCGGGTGAGACTGGCCGAACGCACGATCGGACGCCTGATGCGCGAGGCGATCCGAAAAGACCCGGGACTGGCCAGCAAGAAGAACGAGTTGCGCGAGCAGATCATCGACAGGCACGCCTACAAGACGTAGATCGGGGGTGCGGCAGTGGCGGCAGCCAGAGGCGACACCTACCACGTCAACCAGGACCAGTGCCGGGCGAGACACTCGGGAATCCGCTGGACGATCACCCTCCTGACGACCGTCCTCCTGGGTTTTTTGGGCGCTATCGGCTACGCGCTGGGGGAGGCCTCCGAGGCCCAGCGGATGGCGAGCGAGGCGGCGGCCGAACTGAAGGCGGACCGCGCCGGCCAGGCCGAGTTCAAGGCGAGGGTGTTGGCGAAGCTGGAAGAGATCATGACCGAGTTGCGCGAGTTGCGAGGCGGGAAGCGGGAGTAGCGGATGGCGCTTTGTGAAATCCAGCTCGGTAGTCCGTACCCCAAGCCCGCTGGCTGTGGCCTCTTTCCGGGGCAGCTTGTCGGCATCGACATCATCGTCGGGAAGACGAACTACGAACTCGATGGAGGGTTTTATTACGGCGTAAACTGGAACAGTCCTCCCGGCGGCATG